CCCATTTTCAAGTTGATTGAGAAGGAGTTATTCGGGATGAAGTGGTTCATCAAGAAAGTGCCGGTTTCTGAAAGGCCCAGATTTATAGTGGATCGTCTCTATAAACTGGGATCGCAGTATGTTGCCACGGACTATACTGCGTTCGAATCATTGTTCGTCCAGGAACTGATGTCCGCTTGCGAGTTCGAACTGTATTCTTACATGACCCAACACCTCCCTGAAGCAGGTGTTTTCATGGGCCTAGTCACTAATGTGATAGGAGGTGACAATACGTGTGTGTTCAAAGATTTTTGGGTAAAACTTAGAGCCACAAGAATGTCTGGGGAGATGTGCACGTCTTTGGGCAATGGATTTTCTAATTTGATGTTCATGCTTTTCACGTGCTTGGAGAACGGCAATACCTGTGTGGATGGGGTTGTCGAAGGGGATGACGGGCTGTTTACCATGGCAGGCCGTCCTCCGACCAGCGAGGACTTTGCTCGCTTGGGTTTGATAATAAAGATGGAGATACATGATTAGATCCATACCGCTTCCTTCTGCGGTCAGGTCTTTGACCCAGAGGAATTGCTAGTGGTGACAGATCCTTTGTCAACGCTGGTGTCCTTTGGCTGGACGACTCGTGAATATGCCAGATGTAGGTCTGGCAAACTGATGAGTTTGCTCCGGTGTAAGTCTCTGTCTTTAGCGTACCAGTATCCTGGGTGTCCAATTATAGCAGCTTTGGCTCGCTACGGACTCCGAGTAACTAAATCCTATGCAGTGAATCATTTGACCGAACGCAAGGGTATATCCATGTGGGATCGTGAACAACTGCGAGAGGCTTTAGCCAATCCCAGTTGTTGCGATATTCCAGTAGGAGAAAATACCAGGCTTTTAGTCGAACGACTGTATCGCATTCCAATGCAGGTGCAGAGAGATTTTGAGGATTATCTCGATTCGCTTCATAGTCTCACGCCTCTAGACCTTGGCGTGCTAGATCAATATTGTCATCCTTCTTGGTTTGACTATTGTTCTAGTTATGGCATAAAGTCCAGAGTGTCGGATCCTCTCCTCGAGTCTCCGGCTAAACTCTGGCCACCACTCTACAGCAGAGAATGGTGAGACTACCAGACCCCACTAGCTGAAGCGTCGCTAACTTCAGCATAGAACGTCTGCTAGACTTGGTCATGTAATCATGAGTGACTTACCCCCGATGTACTGCGGTGAAAGGGGAGATGAGAG